CTAGGATGGAGGCGGAGAAAGGCTCATACGGCCTTGAGCGATTGCGAAGACTGCGCACGGCTGATTATAAATCTTTGTCCGCCTAATTATAGTTTTATGAGTAAATTGAAGTTTAAAAAGTTTATAGACAGAATCGGTGAATGGTTATGATTGTTCGTGTAGTTAATTCGAATCCAGTGACGGGGATAACAAACAGTTTTAATGTAGAAAAAATGATACAAATGGATATGGGAATGTATCCTGAAACGGCCCCATATCGTGGTTATGTTTCGTTAATAGTCGCCCAGGTTTCCAACATTTCTGACGCTACAACTATAACGATTCGGGTATGTAGAGATCAGCTAGGCGATCAATGCATCGTAACCGATACAACAAGTTCAATCTTTACAGGATTGACAACAGCGACAAAAGGATCAGCATGTTGGGCCCTTAATGCTTTTGCGGGTGTTGAAGAGAATGATCAGTTGTTTTGTTTCATAAAATCCAATAATGGCTCTTTTGATCTGGATTATTTGGAGATAACTTGGGGAGACAATAAATAATGGCTATTTCTAAGTTTTTTAACGATCAAGGCGGAACTCTTCCAAGCTCATCAGGCACAGGCTCAGAAATAACAGAGGATCTAACTAATCAAATAAATGGGCAAAAAACATCATTTTCCTTGAGCAATAAATATGTCGCGGGCGCACTTCGTGTATATTACAATGGGCTCAGGCAAGGGATAGGCGATAGCGTGACGGAGGACACAGGAAGAATGAGTTTCACTCTTGATTTTATACCGTTGGCTGGAGACAAACTCTTTGCCGACTATGAAAAATCAACCCAATAATTATAGGAGCCCTCATGGCTGTTCAAATTCGCGGTCGCCAGGTGATGGATTCAACTATTACCGCCGCCAAACTCGTCCTTTCTGATTCTTTTAATTTTTCCTCTGGTACTGTTTCAGTTGCCACTCCAACAGCCGACGCCCATGCGGCCTCAAAAGGCTATGTCGATGGCCTTCTTCAAGGATTACACCCCAAGGAAAGCGTGCGCGTACTTGTTAAAAGTAACGTCGATATTTCTGGTCCTGGCGCTTCTATTGATGGCGTTACTATGGCAAGTAAAGATCGCGTTGCATTGACATCACAAACAACAGCATCACAAAACGGTATCTATGTTTATAACGGCGGCGATTCTGCTATGACACGCGCTGACGATGCTGACACATTCGCAAAATTAAACGGCGCGTATTTTTTTGTTCGAGAAGGTACAGCCGCCGACGAAGGATTTGTTCAGACTGCCGAACTCACAAGCTTTTCAGGCCAATCCTATGTCCAATTCTCTTCGGCCGGTAACATTACAGCCGGGGCCGGCCTCGCCAAATCAGGAAATACTCTTTCTGTTAATGTCGATGATAGCTCAATCAAAATCAATGGAGATACTCTTGAAGTTAAAGCGGGTGGCGTCACCGATGGCATGCTAGCTGGATCCATAAGCAATGGTAAGTTATCGAATAGCTCAGTAACGATCGCCGGATCTTCTGTTGCCTTGGGTGGTTCAATAACCGCCGCTACTATATTAGGAACAAGCGACACCGATTCATTGAGCGAAGGATCTAGCAATTTATATTTTTCGAACGCCAGAGCCCGCGCCGCTATCAGCGTAACAGATTCCAGTGAGATCGATCTATCTTACAATTCAGGAACTGGAGCCCTAAGCGCTGATTTGAAAAACGGATCTGTAGCAAATGCAAGATTGGCGAATAGTGCTATCACAATCGGAGGATCTTCTGTTTCTCTTGGTGGATCAATTACTGCCGATGCGATCGCTGGTGCTGTTTCTAGTGCAACAATAGAAAATGCTCAATTGAAAAATTCAACTGTTTCATTCGGTGGAATTTCTCTTGCTCTTGGTTCTTCAGATGCTACCCCAGCATTCGATTTGACAGATGCTACTAATTATCCTGCTTCAGCTCTATCAGGAACTGTTTCTAATGCTCAACTCGCTAATAGTACAATAAGCGGAAAAGCCTTAGGATCAAGTTTGGCAACATTAAACATCGACGGGAATAGCGGTCTAGCGATCTCTTCTGCCTATAATGGATCAGCCGCTGAAACTATCAAGATGGACGCTAACACACTATCATCTTTATCTGGAGACATAGATCCAGGTAATGATAAATTTATCATCATGGATGCGGACGACAGCAACAAAACAAAAAAACAAAGCATTTCTAATTTGATCAGTAAAATTGCTGGATCTGGTTTATCTGATTCCTCTGGCGTTATGTCGATTGGAGTTGACAATTCTACTATTGAAGTCAAAGCGTCTTCCAATCAACTTCGACTCAAAGACGGGGGAATTGGATTGAAGAAACTTAAATTTGTTGGACATTATGAATCTTTTACAGGAGATGGATCAACGGCTGGATTTGATTTGGCACAAGAGCTTGATCTAGATTTTAAAAAGTTTTTCACTGTCTCTGTTAATGGTTTGTTGATGGAATATGCCGACAGCCCAAGCTCGAAAGATACTTATTCAATCGATAATGATGGAGCGGAGAGCGTTGGAAAAATTACTTTTGGCGCCAATTTGGATAACGGCGACAAAGTTGTAATTCGTTATCTAGCATAATTTTTGCATAATAAATTAAAGGCCCGGTATCTCTACCGGGCCTTTTTTGTTCCCTTAACTCTAAGTTTCTCACACTAAGATAATTCCATACTATCCGATTTTTTGATTATCGAAAAGTATTTAATTTCTCTTTTATCTGATTCACTAAGAGCGATTAACTGTGCCATTGTTCCCGTCTTTGCATATCTCACACGGAAAGATCCATTTTTGAATAACATAATAATTTTAAACATATAGCACTTTCACGATATATAGAGATCCGTATAGTGCAACAGCACTGATCAAACATAAACAAACTTGTATCTTTACTTCTCTCATGCTTTCACCTGGGGTCTTCTGTCTGATAATATATCTCTGAGATCATCAATGAATTCGTTAGCCATATCATCATCAATATGACGTTTTGTTCTGAACTCCCTAAGCATTTTCACACCTTCCTCAATGCTTTGGCATTCTAATATACAATCGCGGGCCCATGTATAATGTCCGGTGTCATATTCTAAGACAGGTAATTTGCTATTTATTTCAATCGGTGATTTATCCTCTTCTTTTTTCTTGCTCTTATTGCTTTTGCTTGGTTTCTTTTCGATCTCTTTATCAGAATCAAAAGCATCGAAATCCTGATCGCCAGTCACAAGATTGAGAATCGCGCATGTGTTATACCTTTTGGTATACGTTAGCGCCTTACCCCATTCTTGTTGTACGTTCTTAGCCTCTCTCTCATAGAGTAAAGTCGATCGATTGCTAATGTGGCCCCCGTCAACATGGAAGACCGTAGTAGTTAGAATGTCATCTTCTGAAACTTGATGGACCAAAACCAAGTTGCACTTAGTTAATACTGATTTCACTACAATGTTAATATCGTCAAGATTGGCATATTCGTATTTTTGAAATGCGTTCCTATTGTTTTTTTGTATCGGTGGACATAATCCCTGAAAGCGGATCAACGATTTTATCAATTCAGGAGACAAATTATCTTTTTCATTTTCATTAGTCATTTTTATTCTCGTTATTATTTGGCTTCATTGCCTATAATAGGTATATCAAAGATATGCGCATATAGTCAAGTAAAAAAAGAAAATGAGGCCCTTTATAATAAAGAGCCCCATAACAACGAAGAATTGAGGGTGACTAATCCCCCAGAAATACTATATCACTTGTGGCCATTTGGCGCAATGTTGCCTGTGATTTGTGATCGGGCTATGTCTCGCATCTTTAGCTCAGATACAGTTTCCTGTAATAACTGTACTTTTGTTCTAACTTCATCTAATTTTCCTTCTAAGTTGTTTAATTGTAGATCAATTCCTTGGATCTCTTGGACCACCGATTCTCTCATCTTGTCTTCTTTTTCTATATATAATTGAATAACGCCGTCATAACGAGCCCTTAAGCTATCCTCTCTTTCCACGAACTTCTGATCTCGTTCATCAAGTTTCCTTTGTTGATGATAAAATTGATACAAAAGAAAGGCCGCAAAAGCAACATTGGCCCCGCCCGTCGTTAACAATTCGATTAATTGTGCCTCTGCCATTATTTCCCCAGGATTAATGTATAGGTGAATGTATCATAGCCCGTTCGGCGGATCTGAGTCTTACACAAATCAACTAACTCATCAAAATCGGCGGGCCTTTGGATCACAGTACATCCGGCGCTATATTTTCCAACTCGGCGCGCTCCTTCCGGTGAGAGGTTGGATCTATGTATATTAATTCCAAAATAGCCCACATCAGGCTCCCCCATCATATCATGAATGTGATCCTTGTTTCGATCGCGCCAAACTGCTACAGGTTTTCGTTGGCATAAAGCCTCATATTTGCCTTTATGATAATCCAGTTGATACGCCCCCCTCATTTGTTGCGGGTGGCATAAGATCGCCGTTCCTGAACTCCTAGAATAGTTTTTCAAATAGTACATGCCCGCGTCAGTAGTGCAGCGATAGGCATGCCATTGCCAAATTCCTCTTTCTAAATATAAAACGTGAATCCAATCGTCGAATTTGTCCGCTTCTCCATTTGGATTTCGTTCTCCTATTATATTGAGATCAAAATCCTCTTTGTCGAATATGACAAAGCCCAATTCAACAACACGATCCAGTATTTCCGGCCGTTCGCCGTTGACAGTAAAAACCCGCATATTATCTTATCTCAAGAATTTGTATTGGGATCGAATGGCATCCCTAATGTTAATATACATCTTGATTGATTTGGTTGCCATCGAACGCCTAAAACCATAGCGCGTTTCTGTTGATATGTTTTTCCCTCACCTTCCATAACTCCATAAAGATCGGAACTTGTTATTTCAACTATATCCCCAGCTACTAGAATAGCGTAGAACTCACGAACTGTTATCACAAGTTCTTCGTAGGTTTGTAGATCCCATATTGCCATGCGGTTTAAATCTTTTGTTGCCAAATCATCTTGGTTGGGTGTTTCCAGTTTATATATAAATCGATTATCTCTTGTTATATTTGTATCCTTGGGGAGATCTGTCACTCTACCCGATATTTTTACTCCTAAATTTTTGGATTCATTAGTTGAAACTTTATGATAAGTGACAACAGATTCCATAAAAGAAACGCTCTGACTAGGTGAAAATAAATGGTGGCTTTCAACCTGGATAATGTCTTTATCAAAGATTGAAGCTTGGATCGTACCAGTCGCGGCTTTATATGGATTTTGACAGCAACGAAATGAGAAAGCGTTTTGTCTGAAAACAGGCCACATGCCACAGTTCAAAAATTTATCTAGTAAAAATCTGAATCCTTCACTTTTTGCCTCATCAAAAGAGATAGAAAACTTGTATTCTCCACTAGATGGCTTTATAGCTGCATAAAACTCTAAATAATCCCAATATGAGTCGATTATATCCGGTGAAAATGGCAATCCTGATCCCCATTGCGCAGGAAATGTATCAAATGGGCCTTGGGTTCCTTGTCCAGTGCTCATAAATGTTTTAAAAAAGATTTGATGAGGTTTATCTTCCAAGAAAACAATGCTTTCAACTAACGAATGAACAGGTAACACATTGTTAGTCGTTGTTGATGGCCAATAACCATTATTAACAATTTGAAGATAGCCGACTGGGCTAGCCGTAACAATGGCGGCCGAATATAAATAATAAAATATATCCCCTGAAGAATTGGTAACTCTAACCATGCCAAAGCTATTTGTTCCCTTTTGAAAAACAGTAACATTATTAACATACAATTTTGTATCAATTGCAAAGTCGAAATTTGTATGAACCTTTGATTTTCGATCTTTGATGTCATTATAGTAAACATATGAATCATTCGTGTCATGAATGAAACGATTATTCATGGCACTCAGTATGTCTCCAAATTGAAAAATCCATTTCCCTCGACCGCCGCTAACGCTCCGCAATTGGCCCATGGCTACTCTTTCAGTGAATTGGCCATCTCTCAGCATGTGCAATTCAGCGATTGCGCCTCTCACAAATACACTGCCATCAATCTTTCTAAGATCCCCCAACACTTCAACAGTAAAGCCGCCAAAATTCAAAGACCATCTTGATGGAGTTACCCTCACATTTTCAATGATTACATTCGCCTCACCTAGATAAACTCTTGTTGAGGCGCTTTCTGATAAAAATTCACTATTGTTATAGATTGCATTATTCGATCCAGTCATGAACAATAGGCCATATTCTATTTTTTTTGATGGACTATTTAATGAATCAGTGAAGTTTTTTGACCAGGCCATTAGATCAATCCTAAAGCTCTAAGTTTATCTTGCATTTCTCGAAGACGTTTTCGGGCATCTTCATAACGCTCAGGTAATTTGTCGACGCCGCGCCCGCCGTCATATTGGGGAAAAATATCGGTGGTAATTTCTGGACGCGATAAATCCGGCCCGATTTCATCAATTCCCTCATATTGATCAGGATGATAGGCGAATAATGTGTCGTAATCTGGTATCAGTGTAACCGATAAACTGAATAACAATCCATTTTCATTTGTGATCATATTGCGGCCGATTTGGCTCTGAGGCCGTTTTAACACTGGCCAAAAATGTTGATAACGAGCAAAGACAGGTTGATCGTATGCAAACACAGTTCCTTTTTTTATTTTAAATTGCGACACGCTCGAATTGCTTAGGGTATGCAAATCTTTAATTTTAACTGTCTCTGTCAACATTGCCGGGGGTTGGGTTTCTAATACAATATAATCATCTACTGAAGGCAAGCATGATGACAAGCCAAGATTATTAAATGGATTCGGGCGGACAGATATAGTCGTAGAATTAGTTAATGGATTATTGTTCAATGGAGCGGCCCAACTCTTATCATCGTCGGCGGTAAAAGCCACCGAGAAGCCTCTGTCAAGATGATTTTGCATAGCTCTGAACTGGTTAGCCAATTCCTCACCAAGTTTTAATCTATCTCGTTGGATCGTTACTAATTCGCCCATTCTTCCAACGGCTCTTTTGATTGATCCGCCTTGCGTTATCCCGTCATTTGCATTTACTAGAAACTCGCTGAAAAGCTCACCAAGGCTTTCGTCTAACTTAATCGATACAACTCTTGATCCGTCGGGTTCAGGTGTATAATAAAATCTTGCATCGCCCATCATCTTCCCCCGAATAAATTACTAGAAGATAATCCATAACTGTTATTGAATCTCTCTTCTATTTTTCTAACTAATGAATCAATTGCATTTTGTTCTACAACTGCACTGTTTATTGTAATGTTGAATCCGCCATTCATCCCATTCATGGTTCTCTCTACCGATTGGGATCGTTGTCCACTAGCAGGAACAACAAATTCATTTTGATGCAGCATAGCCAGCCCGCTTCGAGAAGTGCCCGTGAAGCGCATTCCTCCGGCCGCATGTGGTATGAACGGACCACCACTAGCAAAAGATCTTATACTATCAATAACGGCCCCAAGGCCAGGTAATCGATCGCGCCGATTTTGTCTCCGGCTTTGTCGTCGGCCTTGTCTATCTTCACGAGAGAATGTAATTCCAGATCTGATTAACTCTCTTATTGTTTCGATTAATCCTCTGAATGCATCACTTAGAGCGTCAATGATTGCGGCTACTTGGAATCCAAGAAAGTTAATTAATGCTTCTGTTAAGATCCTGGGTAATTGCAAAAGAAATTCCATAAACAACGGCCGCAATGTTTGTGTGAATGCCAACATAAACGCCGGAAGAAACTCTTCTAATAAATCAGGCAATATATCAATTCCCCTGGCGAAATCAGTTAAAAAGTCGTCTATGGATTTTCTTATATTCTCAAATACTAATTCTCTAGCCTCTGATTCTGTTAGTTGCTGTTCTTCCATTATATCGCTAACACCTGATCCAACATCGGCGACAGTTCCAACCAATGATCCGATCGCGCCCGTGACCTCTCCAACAACTCCAAGAACTTGCCCCGCCGCCGCTAACTGTGGATTCGCGGCCGCGATTGCTGGATTTTGTAACACAGATCCAACTTTACCAATTCCTCCACCAATCCCACCAACAAAGCTTTGGGCGCTCGATATACGGCCGATCCCACTTTCAACGCTATTAATCAGATCCCTTGTTTGTGAACTGGCTAGATTGATCTGATCAATTACGCTCAATCTTTCCTCTTCAACTTTTACAACATTTTCTAACGCTCTTTGTTTGGCCAAAATCAATTGTCTTTCGAGTTCTTGGCCCCGTTGGAAATCTTCTGACAAACTGACCAAATCTTGAATTGTTTCTAATTGTTTGTTGAATGAAATCTCGATTTTTTCTTCTTCTGTTAGAGTATCTTTGATCAGATTAAATCCAATTTGATCAAGTTTGGTTTTCGCGGCTTGGATTGCTGCTTGATCTTGTTCAAGTCTTTTTTGATCGGCCTCCAATCTTTTCTGATTTTCTCTTTCTTGTTTGTCGGCTTGTCTCCTTGCATCAGCCGATCGCTTTTCTTGGATCGCTCTTTTCCTGTTTTGTTCATTGATAGAAATCTTCTTTTGAAGATTTTCCTCTAATAAATCCGCTCGACGATCTATTATTTTATTTTCATCTATCAATCCTTGAATAAGTTTGTCCTGTTCTTGTCGTTGGGCCCTTCGTGTTTCAAGTTGTTCCTCTAATTTTTTTCCTTCTTCTGACAATTGAACATCAACCAATCCACGTAAAGGAGCCCCGACAGCCGCCTGGGCCGCCTCTTTTTCTTTTCTCAACTTGTTATCAAGTGCAATTATATCGGCCTGTATTGATGCGCGATTGGCTTTCGCGGCTTCCAATGCTTCGGCATTTCCTTTCTTGGCCTGGCTTCTGAATTGTTCGGCTCGAAATGTTGCTCTATCCTGTGCGACTTCTAATTGATTTAATGCTCCTGATAATAACGCCGTATCGATCGCCGCATTATTAATCTGATCAATATATGAGCCTAATTTATTATTGACATTGGCAATTAATTTGTCCTGTTCATCCAAGCTTTTATTTGTATCATCTAATTGCTTGGCCAGGGCCTCGGCCTCGGCTTTTGCTTTCTCTTGTTCCATATTGAAAGCAACGAACGCGGCCCCAAGTGAAGCAACAATCCCAGCCATTCCAAGAAACATCGGATTCACTAATAGGGTTCCAATTCGGCCGACACCTTCCGCGATACTTGCCGCATCGGATAGATTCATTATCAAAGATCCCATAGCTGGATTAACTAGTGATAATCCTTGTCCGAGATCCATTAATGCGCCATCAAGATCACGACCAGCCCGGCGTAGATTTCGCACCTGGCTTGTAGTTCTCTTCGCTTGTGTTCCTGTTTCTTTTAATGAATGACTCATCATTTTTGATGAAGTATTCAATTTATCAAAAGATTGGCTAGTCTGATTCGCTTCTTTTGCTGTTCGATCTAACCCTTGTTGAGCGCTTTTCGCGTCAACATTTAAAATATATTGTACAACACTATCAGCCATAAATCCCCCGTTATCATAATAGCATCATAGATCGGCCTTTACGAATGCCTTTTTCAGCCTATATTATATCAATGAAATCATAGAGATTAATTGTAGGTTGGACCCCGCCGTTTCTTTTTTGTGATCTCAGAACTCTTTGCATGCGAATTGATCTTGCCTTGATACATTTTAAATTAATCATTAGATCCTCCCATGATAGTTTCCTGATCTCACTTGGAAGGGTTCCATAGGTCCTTGCTATTATATCCAGAATGAAAAGATAATCATCATCCAACTGGAAACATACTAAGCCTTTCAGCGGCCTCCCTATGGCCTTGTAGCGCCTTGTTCAATATTTCTGTTCTGTCACTAGCGGAAATCATCCCAACCCATAATTTGTTTGCCTCTGCGTTTTGTTCCTCTTGGCATAAAACGATTTCTATTTTTTCCCAGTTCTCCCCATTGTCCATCGACGCTGATTTGACAACCTGTTTTATTATCCGATTTTGATGATCTGCTATTTGTGCAAGTTGTTGAGGTTTCAGTTTTCTCAAAAAAGAATAGGCTCGATCAATGCTGTCACTTGTTGGATCTTCAGTATTCAAATCCTTAGAGAGATTCCGCAAATCTCCCAACGTATCTCCCCCCCGTTCGGTGATCTGCGAAATCAATAGGGTGGAATTGAGGGAAGCCGACTCCGCTTCTGAGGGAGACAGTAATCGACCTGAGAGAAGAAGCTTATCATCAAATATGCTAATGATGAATGTGGATTCTTTTTCTACTTCTTTTAAAAACTCTTTTAACATTGTTTACTCCGTTGATATATTTATTTTTATTTATCAATTTTTGTAAGCAATGACAATCCTATTCTAAGATCTCTATTGATTCTTTTCTGCACGCTATGATTTTTCCTGCGCGTTCAAAGCATAGAAAGCCCCGATCGTAACGAATAAAACACGCATAAAAATAGCCATCTTCATCCTTATATTTTATTTTATAGGTTTGATTTATTTTCAACATTATGGATTGAGACTGATTGGGCTTGATTCATCATTTCGAATTACAATGCTCAACCCTGGATCTGTACTACTAGCTAATCCTCTGATAGTGTATGTCCGTTCAACACGTCCAAAGGCTGTAACCGCATCAGAATAGCCTTCAATAATTGCATTATTAAGATTGATTTCAAAATAATGATCGGTCAATGCTGTTCGTGTAAATTTAATTTGAACTGTTCCACTATTGCCATTTAACATGTCATTATAGACGTTGTTATCGTCAAGATCCGCAGTGATTGACATTGTAACCTCACGAACATCCGAGATGACAGGCTCTGAGGTTTTCTTTGATCCAAGAACATTTTTTCTTTCTAATTTGTTGTCTAGTGTCAATTCAAATGATCTAATTTCAACACTTGAAGCCAACAAAGTTCCGCCGCCGGTTAGGTTTCCTGATTCAAAATGCAATATACTATCGCCAGCAACAAAAGAAGCGGCCGAAAGTTTAGCCGCTCGCGCTGTTGAATCTCTAGCAATTATATCGAAACCGGCTACCATTTCCCCGCCAGCTTCACATGAGATTGTCATAGATGCAACCTTGCAACCAAGAAACTTCTCGCTACTGTTTGTCATGTTCGATCCGCGTTGGAATTGTATTGTAGCCGATGGCAGATCGAAAATTGGTGTATATGTATGAACTTGATCCGATCCGGCTGTTGTTGTTGCTACATTTCCCAGGGCCATCTTCAGAAACATTCCTGATCCTTGGTATTGTAAAGGGATTTCAAAACTTCCGCCTGAATTTTTAAATCCATCATATACACTGGCCAACATTCCGCTTGAAGGCACAGAAAGATTGGTTTTTCTGTTTTTCTCTTGATCAGATATTAGAGAGCTACTATTCAAACGAATGTCCGAAATGTCTGTCGTTTGTGAAGTTCCATAAGTTGTTTCCTCACCTGCTCTGATAAAAGCGTTAAATCCGTATAATGTCATTTTTTTTCCCCTTAGCTAGTAGGTAATAAATCTTTTATTCTCATAATAGCGCGTGATTCAATCGTTTGTCCATCGTCTGTAACGAGGACCAAACTTATCGCATAATTATTGTCATCGGTTCCCAGTTTAAAGCGTGCTCGAATAAATCCATTTCCCAATCGCATTTGTGAATTTTCGGCCGCTAATGTCGAGCTTGCTGTGCCATCTTGATTGAATACTCTAATAAAGGCATGGCTTATTTCTTCAAGATTTAATCTTTCATTGTATGATTGCAATCTTTCGCCCAAGAAAGTTTGAGTTAAATAAAATACATCAATGATTTCACCTGTCATTTTCATAAAACTGGTTATTGGCTGGTTATTTGATGTTGATCCAACATTAGCCGGAACAATTCGATTATATGGCCGCTCCAATAATATATATCCATTTCTAAAAGATCCCGGCATTGTGAAAGAACTTGATCTATCACTGGTTTCGCCCGCAAAAAAATAATACAAAAATATTGCATTGACAGAATCGTCATGAGGCGCGGCAAAATCTTTAACCTGTAAAATCAGATCCTGGGTAGCATAATTTGATCCCGTTCCTCTTTGATAGGTCAATACATTTCCTTCTCCATCAGTTAAAACAACATCCTTAAAATCAGATCGGATCTTGGTCCAGAAAAACTGCCAAGTCTTCGGTATTGTAATTTGCACAAAAATAGTCGATGGGCTACCGCCGCCGCCCGCAAAATGATCAATACTTACAATATGTCTTCTTTGATAATCGCTACTGAACCAACTCATTATATTCCTGTCGCGCTTTGAAAAGGGGTTGTTACCTCAATATAGCCGATTCCCATGCCTTCTAGTCCAAATTTATCGCCATCCATAGCAGTGAACTCGCATAGAACGTCATCAATAACCCCGCCGCCTAGTCCGAGAAATCGATCGGCCGTTAGATTTTCAATAACGTCTGAACACAGATTCATTGTTGCTCTCATGCGCTCAGATAATGAAGATCCCCCGATATATAGATAAATTTCATATCTTGGCACCATGGTGTATCTTCCCAATGAAGGCCCGTGCTGAGTTGTGAAATCAATAAAATAACAACATCCAAACGGCGAATAGGGTGGATCTATTGTTGTTCCAATAATAACACGATTAGACATATCA